TTCAAGTAAAAACATTAGGAGATTATTTAGGACTGCCAACTTTGGCTCCATGGAATAATAAACTTTATCCAGACCCAAACGCACAAGTTTGTTCGCCATTTCCTATTGCAGCATATAATAAAATATATAATGAATATTATAGAGACCAAAATCTTCAAGTAGAGCTTACAGATACTCTAAATGATGGAGCAAATCAAAACTTTCTTGTAATGGCTAGAGGACCAGTACAACTAAGAGCTTGGCAACATGATTATTTTACTTCATGTTTGCCCTGGGCACAAAAAGGAGATGCGGTTACAATTCCTATTGGAGAAGTAGATATTTCTTTTAGAAATGACGTAGGAGGAACAGTGTTTCGTCAAACTAACGGCACACCATTTACAAACCAAGATTCACTAGGTCATTCAGATGCAGGAGGGCAACCAAGACAAGGTTCAACAACTGGAACACGATATAATATTGATAACTCAAGTCAACTAGTAGGAACTGCAGAAGCAGCAGACATTAATTCATTGCGTAGAGCCTTTAGATTACAAGAGTGGTTAGAAAGAAACGCTAGAGGTGGAACCCGATATATAGAAAGCATTTTAGCGCATTTTGGTGTAAAATCTTCAGATGCTAGACTTCAAAGACCAGAATATTTAGGAGGTTCAAAAGGAAAAATGGTAATTAGTGAAGTATTATCAACTGCAGAAACAACATTACCGGTGGGTAATATGGCAGGACACGGTATTTCAGTATCAGGAGGAAACGAATTTAGATATAATGTAGAAGAACATGGTTGGATTATTGGATTAATTTCAGTAACACCTGAAACCGCTTATCAGCAAGGAGTTCACCGTTCACTATTAAAATTAGATAGACTAGATTATTTCTGGCCAACATTTGCTAATATTGGTGAACAAGAAGTTAAAAATGCTGAATTATATGCACAAGGAGCCCAAGTAGGAGAAACATTTGGATATGTGCCAAGGTATGCAGAATATAAATTTCTAAACAGCAGAGTCGCCGGAGAAATGAGAACATCATTAGACTACTGGCACTTAGGGCGCAAATTCAGTGCAAAACCAAACCTTAATGGCGCATTTGTTCAATGTGATCCTAGTACGCGTATTTTTGCGGTAGAAGACCCAACAGTAGATAACATTTACGGACATATATTTAACAACATCAAGGCTATTAGAAAGATGCCGAAGTACGGCACGCCTAACTTCTAAGATGGCATGTGATACACCATTTCATGTTAACAACCCACGCTACCCTATCTATAGTAACGATCGGCAAGTTCCGGTACCTTGTGGAAAGTGTCCAGCGTGTTTGTCCAGACGCACTAGCGTCTGGACATTTCGTTTAAAAACTCATGCAAAAAATGCTAATACTTCTTATTTCGTTACTCTTACTTACGATACCAGATTCGTTCCTATTACATCACGGGGTTTCCTTACACTCGATAAACGAGATGTTCAGCTCTATTTTAAAAAACTTCGAAAAGCTCATCCAAAAGATGTTGTAATTAAATACTATTTAGCAGGAGAATACGGAAGCAAAACGTTTAGACCACATTACCATATCATATTATTCAATGCAAATATAGAACTTATACACAAAGCATGGGACAAAGGAGAGGTACATATAGGAGAACTAACAGAAGCCTCAGCTGCATATACGGCAAAATATATAAACAAAGGAAAAATTATACCAATGCATAAAAATGATGACAGATTGCCAGAATTTAGTTTAATGAGCAAAAAATTAGGACTTAACTATTTATCTGAAAAAATAATTCATTATCATCGTGCAGATATTGAAAGAAATTTCATAACATTGGAAGACGGAAAGAAAATTAGTCTACCGCGGTATTTTAGGGAAAAAATCTGGACAGAGCCAGAAAGGAGAAAACAAGCAGATAAATTAGCAGAAAAATTCAAAGCAATAGAAGACCAAAAAGAACTAGAATACTACACAAAACATCAAACATTAGAAGGTTATGAACAACTCAAAGAAAGTGGAAAAGCCCACAGAATCGTTATTCACGAAAAAAGAGCCAGAGAAGGGCGGAATAAAATTTAGGTCAGGATTTACCTATATAGAAAAAGAATCAGAACAGGAGGAAAAATCATCAATGGAACCAAGTCAGACGGTTCCAGACATGACTTTGTCATTACAAGAATTAGTAGAACGTTATACTAGAGGACAATCAGTCGCAACATTTACACCCGTATATTACGGAGAAGATGAAGAATTCGCAGACGTTAGTCGTATGGACCCAATAGAGCGTATTGAATACGCTAGATACATTCGCGAAAAAATTGCGGAAACACAAACCTCCCTAGCGGAGCATACACGTGCCGAAGGACGTGAGCCGCAAATGAGCGATGGACAAAACTTCGTAGAAGAAAAAATTGAAGAAAATGGGATATAATATCCCCCCGAAAGGAAAAACAAAAAGATGTCAGTTTGACCGTACTACGGTCAAACTGCCTCATATGTGGCCCTATGGCAAAAGAACAAAACGCCAGTGGATACAGGCCTTCGAAGAGGAGGCCAAGCACTAATACTACTTGATATATTAGTGCTAATTGACACCAAACACAAACGAAAGCCTGCGAGAGTGCAAGTGCAGGTGGAAAATTAAAAACAAAAACAAAAAAAACAATGGCTTGGATAGCACCAATGATACCGATCATAGCAAAAGCAGCAACGGCTGCAAAAGTCGCCAAAGGCGCAGCCATAGCGGCCAAAATAGGCACAGGCATAAGCGCTCTTTCAGGCGCCGCACAAGTTGGAGCACAACTCCAACAAAATCGAAAAGCAAATGCTTTTAGTAGAGAAATGTATGAAAAAACCAAAGCAGATAATATTAAGTTTTGGGATATGCAAAACGAATATAACTCTCCTCAAAAGCAAATGCAAAGAATACAAGCTGCAGGATTAAACCCAAATATGGTATATCAAAGTGGCGGAGCCACTCAAGCAGCAGGAAGTATTCAGACACCAGATGTACAAGGAGGCCAATTTAGAACTCCAGATTTCAGTCAAATATCAAATCCTGTTCAAGGATATTTTGATACAAAAATAAAACAGGCTCAATATGATAATCTTTTAGCAACTAATACTATAATGCAACAAGAGGCATTGCTAAAAGCAGCTCAAACATTAGGTGAAGCAACAAGAACAAAAGGACAAGAAACATCTAATAGGGCAGCAGAAACTAATTTTAACTTTGTATCTGAAGGAATTAGATTAGACAATGAACAAAAAAGAGCAAATACAGAATACACTTTAAGTGAAAATTCTAGAAAACAGATTATGTTTGCACCAAATTTCAGAGAAGCTTTACAAAGAGTTGTAAATTTGGAAACTCAAAACATTAATGATAAAGCTACACTAGATTTAATAAAGCAGAATTATCGCAATGCAGTAAAAGATGGAACTTTAAAAGATTTAGAAGCTGGTTTATTAGGATTGGGTGTTAATAAAAACGACCCAATTTATACTAGAGTAATAGCTACAGTTGCTAATAAATTTCTTTCTCCAATAATGCAAGATTGGAGAACTTGGAATGTTATTAACGCAATGCCAGGAATGACAGGAGTTCAATCATTATTTAACAAGTTTCTAAAAAAATGAGATCAGAAAACACTTACTATGAAAAAACGTCTAGAGAAATAAAAAAAGACGTAAATGATTTGATTAATCAAATAAATCAAGCAGTTTTAGAAAACGAAAGCAACCATGCCGTTGCACTTAGTAGATTAGATTCAGTATGTTCACTATTACAAATTACTTTAATTCATATTAATAACTTAAACAAACAAAACAAATGCGCTACAAAAGAGGCGGAAAATTCCGCAGAAAAAGAGGCTACGGCCGTAGAAGAAACAACACTTATTTAGTACAAAGAGGAGGCATCAGACTATAATGGCAAAAGCAAATTTATTCAACTCGATTCAGCTACCGAAGGTCGGTAGCAACGTATTCGACCTTTCACATGATGTGAAAATGTCGTTTAAAATGGGTGGACTATACCCAACATGTGTAATGGAATGTGTTCCAGGTGACAAAGTAAAAATAGGCACAGAAACAATGCTTAGATTTGCACCACTTATTGCACCAGTAATGCATAAGGTAAACGTAACTACCCACTATTTCTTTGTACCTAATCGAATATTATGGCCAAATTGGGAACAATGGATAACAGGGAATTTGAATGTTACACCACCATATATGAATTATGATGAAATTCAAGTAAAAACATTAGGAGATTATTTAGGACTGCCAACTTTGGCTCCATGGAATAATAAACTTTATCCAGACCCAAACGCACAAGTTTGTTCGCCATTTCCTATTGCAGCATATAATAAAATATACAATGAATATTATAGAGACCAAAATCTTCAAGTAGAGCTTACAGATACT